GTTGTAGGAAACAACCACGTTAGTCGTTATGCTCTGCAAGGAGTTTAAACAACATCTCCCCCAACAACAGTATTTACTATGATCGAAAAAATCACGCTATCTTAACGACTCTGGTTGGCTTTCCGTATTTGCGTTTTATCGTGTCAGCGGCCTTGGTGGCACTTTCTTTTGTGACGAAATGTTTGTTCCAACGTTGCCCCATTATTTCAATCGCGAACAACTGTGGTTTCTTTTCTGTGTCCTTCCAGTGCAAGTCACCTTGCTGTCGCAATTGGGTCTGTTGTTTGATCCTGTTCCAGTTAAATCCTTTTGCCATTACAGATAATCATCAATATGCACACCCACACTTGACTTCAGTATCGTGTTCGCTGTGCCAGTTGCAATTTGATTCATCTTCCTTTGGTTTGAACTTAGATATCCTTTGTCTCCTTTCAAAGGAACTATGATCTTGTGTTCCTTGTGTATGACAATAGCAGTATATCTGTGATCTTGTTTTTCGGGAACAAGCAACACACTGAGTTCTTTGAGTGTGCTACCTTTCTTGTTCTTGTAACCTGGCATATAGCATTTACTTGCCCTGATCTCTTTGGTCTTGTATCCTGCGTTCTTTAACTCTTGCCTTGTTTGCTTGACCAACTCATAGTGTGGTGCGGCCCATTCTTCTTTAGTTAAGTTTCTTCTGAAGTGTGGCCACTCAGTGTTCATCAATGCCCTCGCAGGTTTGAGTTGATTGTTCTTGCAAATTGTAACATTCAATCTTAGATGCTCTATGTTGTTGTTGACGTTGTTGAACAGATCTAATTTTGCCCATTGCCAGTCCTTTGGTAAGTCCTGGTGGCAATGGCTAATCTTATCTGCTTTCAATTCCTTGACGGAGTCAAAGTTGATTACTGATTGCTCACTGGCAATCTGTAATTTGTTTTTATTAGTTGTTATTATGTTGTTAATGTTGTTAATGTTGTTATTGTTTGCCACCATTGTGTATTCCTCCTTGCATAATAGTAGTATATATCCAAACTGGAGAAAAAACAACCTTTTATTAAATATCTGTGTGGGTGACTTGCTTTCCAAAGGTCTTACACCTTTCTCTCCAGCCAGTCACTCACCTTTTCTTAAATATTCGTATGCTGTTATCATACCTTTTCTACTGCTTCATTTTGTGTTTGCTTGGATATGCTCAATATGTTAGAAATAGATATCTCAAGAAATGTTAATTTGGTTTAATTCACCTCTCATAAAGGATTTGGTCAGTTTGGTTCCAAAACAACCAAACGAAATAGGTTGTAACCATCTTTACACGTTAAGATCAGTTGATAACTGCGTTGCTTACGATCCAAGAACAAGGGACCAAATTGATCAGGACCTCAAGTCACCTAAATCACCAAAAACACCAAATCTACCAAAGTTTTGGACCAGGAACGGTTGTAGGACTGACCTCTTTGACGAAGTTGTGACACCAAATAGATTGCAACCACAAGATTCAGGCACACTTGCCGTAGCACTTGCTATCTTTTATTTGAAAGCCAAGGATATCACTGTGTTAGGATGTGGATGGCACACCAATGACACCAAGAGCCTGTTTGACCACAGATACACACATAAGAAATGTTTTGAAAAAGGCAACAACAGCAAACTGCAATTACTCAAGACCTATCAAAAAGAATTTGGAGTTAAAATACGATTCGTTTCGGAACATATAGTGGATCCCGCACTTGGACACGCACAGGTCGAAGATCTACTGAAAGAACTTTCCTAAACTTTTTATCAAGCACGAATTTACAGGTGTGTTGTCCTTGACACTTGTTTCTCTCAGTCTTGTCATCACACGTCCAATGACCAAACTTAACCAATCTCAAGTCAAAAAGACTTTGCTTCATTACGATACCGTGTGTCTTGTGGCATTCGCGTAATTACTTCTCTTGTTAAGTTCGTTTCTACTTGCTACCCTAACGTCGTATTGCTCACCGCTGGTTACAGGAGCAATGAAGAATTGGGTGTCATTTGTTATACCTGCCGTGATGTAAGTTGAATCACCGGCTAACTTAAATTGAACGATATATTCTTTAAAGAACGGATCTGCCGTCGCTGTCCAGGTCACGCTTAACCTCGATTCAGCAACATAACCCGAAGATGCCTGGTTGGTTGATCCTGAAGTTACCGTAACACCTGTGACTGGTGGGACCGTTAATGGGTTAGGTAAATTCAGACTTGGTCTTGTTATGTCTGCTGACTTGGCATTTATAGTGTAAATCGTTGGTTGGTGTTCAAATCCTGTAACCTGGATGTCACCTTCCGCATTCAATCTAATGTCTGTAATTCTAAACTGACCATCTAATCCAATGTTTGGACTTGTGACTCTACACAGGTCACCTACTGAAACATTTGATCCTGCTATGGTCGTAGCAAATTGTATTTGTTTTGCGTTCCTTGATCTTTTGACAAAAACCTCTGCGTATTGTAATGCTTGTTCTCTGCTGGCAACGGTTGGCAAACTTAATGTTGCTTCTAATCTCTGTCCGTTGTCCTCATTCAAGAAAGTTGTGTCATCAGTCGAACCATCATCAGGATAGATCACCTCATTGGGTTGGAAGTCCGCATTTGGATCAACATAAGTTACCCTTGCCCTATTGACCTTTGTTTCTTTGTTGTCTCCTATCAATTGTAGGCCACCAACAATGTTGTCAGCATTGGCAGTAAAACTTACAGGTGGATCCGACGGTATAGATTCAATGTTGTCATCATCACCTGCGTTTTCAATCTTTAATCTAAATACACCTTGGGTGAATGGCATAATACCCCTGAAGCCTACCAATAATATTTTACAATTATTCATTATACTGGTTGAAGTTTGCACAACAGCATCGCAAGTAAATGCTTTGCCTGTGGTAGAACTTGTGTAACTTACAACTTGGTCACATAGTTTGGCCATCTTTCTCCAACTGTTCCAATGGAATGCACTATTAGGTAAGCCTTTCCCGAATCTTGGGTTACGCATATAATCTAATAAAATATTGACAGGATTGTTGCCAAATGCCACTGTTTCATCAGCATAAGCCGTAGTGTGATTTTCTTGCACCGGTGCATCTTCTATCTGCACACTCAAATAATATTGTGTATTCCTGCTGGTAGAAGAACCGCTATGCGTAACCGTGTTGCTATCACTAAATCTGTAATTTCCCGCAGGCAATATGATGGTGTCGTCAATTGAAAGATCTGCTTTATAATTGGAAGAGTTGTTTGGTGTAACACTTCCAAAGGTTACAAAATAAAACTTACCTATCGCTTTGTTTCTGTTTTCACTATACACGGTCGCACCAGTGCCAGTGTTTTCTATTGTAAAATTGATACTGTTGTCAATTATGCCCACTGGTGTTCCATTTATCTGGGTGCTCATCTGTTGAATGACTCTTACCTGTGCTTCTTGATTCAATGTAAATGTTACACCTGCATCTTGTATGGTGTTGTTTGAAGTCTGACTGCTTACACTATGAATCCTTGTCGCGGTCTCTGATCTCCTATTCAATAGGCCCGATGCTGTGCCTGTCTGTCCTGTGAATGAACCAACTGTCTGTGGTGTATAGGCTGATGTTAAATCAAATATCTTCTTACCCTTGACTGTAACTTTTACATTAGGTATTCCACCACCATATGGGTTGTTATCAGCATCTTCTTGATCTTCAATCTTCTTCCATCTAAACTTACAAGCCAAATAAGCCAGTCCTCTCAACCTATGGTCATCTGTCCAACCAGGTGCTTCTTTCAACAAAGACGAAGCAACTTGATCATCTCTACCGTCAAAAAATTGTAATTCTAATCTGCTTTCATCTGAATATGGACTTGTTGATGAAGTTGTCTTTACTCCGTGAGCAAAACTATTTGGAGTAACAACAATATCATCAATCAACAACTGCGTGTAACTATCAACTTGACCTTCTGACAGCACATAGGCCACATACAGATATTCATTACTCGAACCATTCGTAGATACAAACACTCTTGCTCCACCAACCATCCTTGTTCCATAGACCACAGGCACGTTTGTTATACCTGAGTCTTTGTTTAGTAATACACCTTGTATCTGTTCTGTCTGTGATGCTGAAACTTCTGGCACCGTAAGGTCTAAACCGAACGGAGATGTAAATATTTTTACTACACCCTCAACGATGTCTCCAATA